GGCAGCAGAGTGAACGAGCTTCTAGCCGCTCTTGTGCAGCTTGGCGTGCTGGACAATGCCACTGCGCAGCGCATCACTCGCAACCTAGACCCGGACGCTGCGCAAGCTTGGGCGGAATCGTTATTGCTGGAATCCGTGACAAGCGGACTAGACGCACAGCGTTACAGGCTCTTGGAGTTGGTAGACGCCGGGAACGGTAGACCGACAGCGGCGCAACTAGCGGAGTTCTGGCGACGGGAAGATGCCGCATTCTTTCGCAGCATCGAACCGGCACTGTATGAGGTTGCGCAGGAACGTGCTATTGTCAGCATCATCAGCGCCGGGGCTGTTGACATGTGGGAAGCGGTCAATGATGCGGTGATCGGGTGGGTGAATGACTATTACACCAACTTGGATGTTGAGCTTGTCGGTTCTGTGCCAAACATCAACGCCACAAGCCGCACCGACTTCGCACGGGCGTTCCTGGACTGGCAGCGGGGTGAACTTGAGACAGCCGGCTACGCTGATGGGTTGCCGCAACTGATCCGGGCAATCGAACCGACGTTCGGCGCTGTACGGGCTGAGCGCATCGCCGTGACTGAATCGACTCGCATCTATTACGAGTCAACGTATCAGGCGGCAAACGCAAACCCGTATGTTGTGGCGCTACGTTGGTATTCTGCGGCGGATGAGAGAGTATGCCCGATTTGCGGCCCCAACCATGCTGTTGTCGTGCCAAAGAATCAGCGCACTTGGCCGAACGGCGCAGCGATTCCGGCGCATCCTAACTGCCGGTGTCGTGCGATAGAGGAAACGGCGTTGACGCTAGAGACACCGTTACCACCTGAGGAACGCTATCGTTGGGATGCTGACGCCTATGCACGCTACCAGCAAGAGCAGCGTGATGCACGCCGGCAAACGAATCTGATTGACACGCTGACAGGGGTTCCCGCATGACAATTATTACGATTGAGATTGAGTCACGCCAGGTTATCGGCTACTTGCAGCAAGCGCCGGTGCGCATCAATCGGGCAATGCGTGCGGCGATGGAAGATGCAACGGTGCTCATTCATCGCCAGATGCAGACATACCCGCCGCAACGTGCAGGCAGTACGTACAAGCGTACCAACACGCTACGGGCGTCATGGTTTCGGCATCCCAGCGGACAAGGGAATGAGATTACTGGCGAGGTTGTCAGCAGTGGCGACACAGCGCCATACAATCGACTGGTGCAAGACGCTGATCGTCAAGCGGCCGCGCATCGGGGACGCTGGACTAACACGGCGCAAGAGGTGCAACGGCGCACGACGCCGACGATTCAGCGCTACTTTGACAGGCGACTACGTGAGGAGTTCGGCAGGTGACGACATGGGCGAGCGGGCGAACCTGTTTCACAAGTTGATATTGCGGCTCCTGAGTCTAGCGCCGGGAGTGTATAACCTGGTGCTCGTCATTGACGAGTCGGGCGTCAAATGGAGCGTGCAGCCTGTGGGCAAGCTGGAAGGATAGACAAATGTCTAACACCTGATGCTATTGTTTTGTGATACAATTTGGTTCAGCGTTCAACAACAGCATATTCAAAAGATGGAGTGGTAAATGACTGAAATCAAAAAGCTTACTCCAGGTGTACCAGAAGGCGCAGTAAAGCAAACCCAACATATAACGCCAAAGCCTACCGTGTTGGTGTCTGAATACACCAGACGGGTTGCGCATGATCTAGATAATCTGCGGGGAGATTGGCTTATTGCTGTCAAAGGCAGCGAAATCACCGTCCTGAATGATTCCCCGTACTACATGAATGGTGGCATATTTTCGCATTTGCAATGGTTGATTGACTACGATAACGTGGAATTGCGCTATGCGGCTGCCGGTGACAGGATTTCTGCAATTCAGCAAGTGCTGAATGAGACAAGAACTCAAAAAACGCTTTACGGTCAGCGATACCCCAAGAGTGAATATCATCATCGTCGCAACTTATTGAAAAAGGAATTTGTCTACCTGAATAGGCTGCGCGCCCGCTTGAAAATCATTATGCAAGCGAAGGTGCAAGCCGAGCGGCGTTCCCTTGCTGTCTCGTGGGATGATGTTGCCGCTTTCTATGGAGAAAATCCATTCCTTGAGTGTATGGTAAATCTCAGGGATGCCGTGCATGAGTATATCCGAGAGTTGGAAGAAAAATTCGGAAAAGAAAACGTAGAATTGCCGGACAATCTCAAGACAAGCTTGTACGAAGTGAGGCGATTGGCCAAGTCGTATGCAAGGGAGCATTTGTTTGAAAGCAAGAAGTATGCTCTCGTCGATGGGATTGTAACGAGCTTGGGCGAATTGTACGACTCGAAAAACGTGGGGACAGGCGTTTCGGAATGGGACTCGAGATGAAAAAAGACTCATGGACTATTGAGCAGCACAGAGAAGCCGGACGCAAGCTGAGTGTCATGCATGACGATTTGGGCAATATGATAGTTTCGCTTGGAAATTCATACCCTAGCACGTCCGGCATTTCTGGAAGGGCAATGTATAGACTTAGAAAAGCCCTAAAGGAGATTGACATGCTGCGTTCCTTGCTTGACGATTTGCTGTATACGGAACCTCAAGGCAAGGCTTTGGGTGCTGATTTTATGCAGGTGTATTATCCGCACGTGCAAAAGGAGGAAGCAGACTAGCAATGCGCAAACTATACAGCCTCATTATCATCCTTTCATTCCTCACCCTCTTACCTGCTGAAAGTGTGGTAGCGTCGCCAGATTCTGCCGCACGCAGCGAACGTCAACGCTACATGGTTGATGCAGCATTGCGTGGGCCTGATGCCGTGGTTGTCGAGGTGTACGGCAATGGCGATTACGTGGTGACGCTGAGTCTGGTAGGGCAGACCAAAACGGAAATGTCCTACGGCGTGCGGCATGGAGTGACGACTGTACCGAGTGGGGAATTGTTCGTCGTCAGCGTGGCGGCAATCGACGGCGGCGCACGGTGTCGCATCTACGACCGCTCGGCCAAAGTGCTGGCTCAGTTGGACGGTGGAAACGCAGTGACGTGCAGTTGGAGCAACAGGTGACAGGCGATAGTCAGATTGATTAGACTATTGAAACTGCAAGCATAATGTGCTAAACTGAGACAGCTACATAATTCATAGCGCAACCACATAACGCACGGCAGGACATCATACCTGCTATGGCGGCGTGAAACAGTGACACACGGCGCATCTCGGAGTAATCCGAGATGCGCCTTTTTTATTTCCACACGTCAACCGGACGGCAAAAGCGAGGAGCAAATGACAGACGAAAGCAACGCACAAGAGCAGCAGGCACAAGCGCCAGAACAGCCTACGGCGGGCGACACTCAGCCGGTAGCGGCGCAAGCAGAACGCACATTCACACAAGCGGACGTTGACCGCATCATCACGGAACGCTTGACCAAAGAGAAGGCGAAAGCCGAATCGATGGCAACGAAAGCACGTGAGGATGCAGAGCGCAAGGCGGCGGAAGAACAGGGCAAATTCCGTGAACTCTACGAGGCTGCACAGCAGCGCATCGCAGACACGGAAGCACGCCTGAAAGCGGCAGAGATTGCCAGCATCAAGCGGGAAGTTGCCGGGAAGCTCAACATGCCGCAAGCACTCGCAAACCGGTTGCAGGGTGAAACGCTGGAAGAAATCGAGGCGGATGCAAAGGAGCTTATGGCAGCGCTGCCGAAGCCGGCCGCACCGAACATCAACAGCGGAACCGGCAACGGGGCAGCGCCAACTGGCGTGGGGATGAGCGAAGCAGAGAAGAAAGAACTTGCTGCACGGTTGGGCGTTGACTGGCGCTATCTACCCTAATCATCTGGAGGTAACACAATGGCTTTTGGGCGAAATACCACAGCCGAACTAATCAAGCCGCTCGATGGGGCTGTTGTTCGGCGTTTCACCGCTGGCGCTACCATCGCAGCGGGTGAGATTGTCGCTTTGATGGCGGATGGCTACGTTGACCCGGCAAACACAACAGACTTTACGGCGGCTTGCGTGGTTGGCATTGCGATCAAGGCGGCTGTTTCTGGTCAGCGGGTTGACGTTGTGACGCACGGCGCTGTCGTTTGCTTGCTCGACGCCACGCCGGGCAGTCTTATCTACGCCAGCGACACGGCGGGCGAACCGTCGGAATCCGTAGGGACGAAAGATGTACTCGTGGGGATTGCAGAATCCGCTACGGTGCTCTTTGTGCGTCCTGAGTTCATCGACCGCAGTTAAGGGAGGATACAACTATGTCACTTGGGCCGCGTGACACTACGTCACTGGTTATGCTGAGCGGTTGGGATGCGACCGAACTGCGCAAGTACGAATTGCAGGACGGCACCTCATTCGCTTCTGTCGTTTTGACGCTGAACCGCGCATTGACCGCTGTTTCTGGCGAACTGTACAACGACCCGATCTGGTCTGCGCTGGTGTCCTACACTGACCAGCCTGACCTGGAATACCGGGTTGGTACGTCGAACGGCATGGAATTGTTCACTGAGTACGGGCGACCTGACCCCAAGCGTGCTGACACGCAGGGGCACATGTTGCCGCTCAAGGCGTTTGATCGTGCGTTGGGCTGGACGTGGGATTATCTGCGCAAGGCTCGCATGATGCAGATCGAGGCGGACATTCAGGATGCCGTGAAGGATGTCCGGGACAAATACCGTGTCGAGTTGCTGACTCGCTTGCTGAAGCGTGGCGATGACAGCGGCGCTGCGAACGGGCTAGGCACGTCGGGCTATTCGCCTGGCTTTGCCACGACCGCCGCATCCACCGATGTCGACTTCACGCCGCCCGCTTACGGTGGCAACACGTTTACTAGCACGCATGAGCACTATGTTCCGATTGCCGGCGGTGTGTTCACGGCGGCGGTGTTCCAGGATGCGAAAGCCGAGTTACTGGAGCATGGGCATCTGCCGCCATACGAGTTCATCATCGGCATCAGCGACCAGACGACCGTAGAAGGTCTGACCGGGTTCGTACCGACTGCACGCAACCTTGTCACCTATGGCAGCACGCAAGACCTGGCTTCGTTTGGTCCAACCTACCTGACCAACGGAGCTTACGCCATCGGCACGATTCACGATTGCAAAATCTGGGTCGTCCCTGGCGTGCCTCAGTACTACGGCTTTGCGTGGAAGTCGTACGGCGCTAACTCGCAGCGCAATCCTCTGCGTATCCGTGTGCAGAAGGGTGCGCCGCCACGCCCGACGATTCAGGCGTTCCCAGACCCGCGCTCTGGTGCGGGTGCGGTGTATCCGTTGCAGTATATGATGTTCTTCACTGAGTTCGGCGTGGGTGTTGCCGACCGGACGAATGGCACGACCCGCTACGTCAACAACGCAGTCTGGGCTGATGGCACTGCCAGCTAGGAGGCATGATGCGCAACCTAATGACTTCGGTCATCGTCGCAACCGTGCTGATTCTGGCTCTGGTTGTCGGCGTGAATGCTCAGGCGGTGGCAACCAACTTCACGTGGGTTGTCACCAAACTGCTGACCGTGACGGATACGGCGACGTTCACGAGCGGCGTCAACGTGGCGGGCGGCACATCATCCACTACGCTCAGCGTGTCCAGCGATGCGTCATTTGGCGCTGACATTGCCATCGCGCCCCGCACGGCAATCAGTGTTTCCGATGGCGGCATCATCACGCCAACCGGCACATTGCAGATGTTGGAATCCGGCGGCAATGTCACGGCGACATTAGCGGCAGGTCAATCCGGCCAGCACTTGACGCTGATCAACACGGCGAATACGACGATTCTGATTCAGGACACGACCGGGCAGATTTTCAGCGGTGACGTGAGTCTAGCGCAATGGGATACTGCCTCATTCGTGTTCTACGGTGCGTCGTGGATTCAGACCGGCGAGAGCAACAACTAACATGGCCTACGGTAGCGTTGCAGGCGTGTCTGCCCTGGTTTCGGTAGCGGGCACGCTCGGCACAACGAGCACGCCAACAAGCGCACAGGTTACGGAGTGGTTGGCACAGGGCAGCGCGCGGATTGACCGGGCGTTGTCTTCTGCTGGCTACTCCATTCCTGTTGTCAGTACTGCAACAGTTCACGCCGAACTAACCGCACTGGCAAATCTGTACGCAGCGGCGCATGTGCTGATTGCCAGAGGACTCGACAGCGCCAACGGTGAAGCGGAAAATCGCAGCGATGCGTATATCGAGCGTTTCACTAGCGAACTGTCTGCGCTTGCATCCTCTGACCTGTCGGCATTAGGTGTATCGGCGGCGACAACGACAGGCGTCAACGCTGGCCGGCGACGCATCCGCACACTGCAGCTGCGACGGATTGACGGTTACGCAGACCTGGACACGGATGAGGATGTGTTCGAATGACATCGCCAACAACGATTGTCAACGCCATCCTGAGTGCAATCGATGCTGGCGTGGCGGATGTGGACACAACATCTTCAACCGACTTCACGCCAGCAATCACTACGAAAAGCGTAGCGGCGTTGTCGCCAGCATTCGAGCTTGCGTCATCGTTCGAGTGGGATACGTTGGGCATCAATGAGATTGTGGCCACACATCGCATCCCGGTCGAGTTCTGGGTAAAGCACGACGGCAAACCGGCAACGACCATGCAGCGAGCTAGAGATGTCGGCGCTGCTGCGCTGCTGGCGTTGGTTGCGGCGGATGGCACGGGCTACACGCTCAACTACAGTGAAGCGGCTACGTTCACCGTTGATCCAGGGCTGACAACCATCAACTCCGTATCGTGGTTGGTGGCAAACATGACCGTTACCGTGATCGAAACGGTGACGATAGGAGATTAGCACATGGCAGGTAATGCGAGATTTACACGTGTGCTTGTGGGCGGCTTCGTGATGTCTAGTCAAACGAGCAGCGTCACCGTGACGACTGAAGCGGAACGGCAAGACACGACGCCACTTGAGGCAACGGGCAAAGAGTATGTCGTCATGCCGCCATCCTCAACGATTGCGATCAACGGCTATACGACAGTAAGCGCAACGGACACCGGCACATGGGAGAAGGTAGCACGGGACACCTTCACGACAGCCGACACGGTAAGCCGGATTTTCTCTGAGTCATCGACCTACACGGGACAACCTGCTGACGTGTTGCCATCTGCAATGGCGTCTACGCTGGCGCTAGATTTCCCGGTTGATGGCGTGATGACTGTCAACGCTCAATTCAGCAGCACAGTAGGACTCAGGCACGGAATCTGTATCTACTCTGGCACGGTGTCAGCGACAGGCACAACGACACCGATAGACCTCGGTGCGGCGGGCAGTGCTGGCGGGTATGCGTATCTGCACGTCACGGCTGAAGGTGGAACGGGTACGAATGCCGACATTGACATTGAGAGCGCAACGACAAGCGGCGGCACGTATGCCAGTGAAGGTACTTTCACCTTCTCCGGCATCGGTGACTATTCGCTTACGTTGTCGGGTACAGTCAATCAGTACGTGCGCCTGAATGTCACCGACCTGGGCGGCGCTACATCTTGGACGGTTCACGCCATCGCTTGCGTTGATGGCGTAACGTACTACAACTAGGAGGATCGACAATGGCAGGGTTTAAGTCTCAGGGAAATACTACCCTGACTTGGAATAGCAATGCGCTGACTGGGTTTTTGTCTAACATCCAGTACAGCATGAACGGGCAAAGCATCGACGTGACCACGTTGGGCGATACGGGAAAGGTATCCGTTTCCGACAGCGTGGAGTATCAGATCACGGGCGATCTTGTCATCACGCCGACACTAGACGGCTACATTGCGCCGTATGTCGGAGATGGCACAAAGCGCACGCTGGTGCACACGTTCACGGACGGCACGACAACCGTCACGAACACCTGGACTAGCAACGCTGAAATCACGTCGTACACTCGCACCCATGCAGTAGGCGCTGCGCATGTGGGGCAGGTGACGTTCTCTTGCAGCGGCGCACCGACTCGCACGGCGGCATAAGGATTGACCATGCCACAACGCTACGATTGCACCGTTGACGGTCTTTCCGGCTATGTCGAGTTTGGCGACGTGTGGAGTTATGCCGAACTGCGGCAGGTGGATAGCTTGGGCGATGCTGACCTGATGGCATTCGTTGGGCGTAAGATGATCGCCGTTGACCTTCCCACGGTCAGCGGCGATTCCATATCCACGCCAGAGGCATTTGTCGAACACTGGCAGGCAATGGACATGCGCCTGTTTAACTGGCTACTAGCTATCAGCGTGCAGGAACGTGAGCGAATCGGCAGCCTGGGGGAAACGATACTACGGGCGTCCTTGAAATCCTACGTCGAAACGCAGGCGACGAAGGCGACGACCGTAGGCACAGCCAAGTAGTTGACATGCTGCGATGGCTCCCGGCTCCGATGGCTGACAACTACCTGCTCGAAGCATTGCCAGGGCTGACGCTTGCACAGATTGACAGCATGGATGTGCATAGGCTGGCACGGGCGCTACAGGTGCGCCGCATTCGTGAGGTAGAGGCACGGCGGCAACTGGTAGCGGATGACAAGCTAAAGCCGGATGCACTGAGCGCCGACGAATGGCGCATGATTCGCCATCATGACAGGCTGATGGGGATAGACGATGCCTAGCCAAGACATTAACATAAAAGTAAATGCGCGGAATGCCGCATCGCCCACGCTGAAGCGAGTACAGCAGGACATTGCAGGACTCGACAAGGTAGCGGGTACGGTGGCGGGTGGCATCGGCGCAATGGGCAAGGCGTTTGCAGTGGCGGGCATTGTCGCCTTTGGTGCGCAGGTTGCCGGTGCGACGCTTGAGCTTGCCAAGATGGGCGCTCAATCGCTTGCGCTCAAATCCAGCTTTGAGCAAGTGCAGGGCGGCGCTGCTAATGCTACTGC